TCAATTAGTTCAAATGCTACAAATTTCTTTGAAGCAGACCTTTTTGAATCGCAAGAATTTTTTTATGACGTATCATTTTATGATGATGCAGCATTAGAAGAATTAAAGATACCATTTTACACAAGCATAAACATTCCCCTAACATCATCTAATAAGAGTATCTTTGGGTACAATCCAATAGATACTAACGTTAGTTCCTTTCCTAAAGAAGACTATCACTTTATTATATCTTATCATAACTCAATAGGGACAGAAGTTCGTGGTATACTTACTGTCGATTCTATTGAATACAATTCTGATCAGCCATATATAAAAGTTACATTAAAGGATTATTTATCTTTATTCTTTTCTAAGCTATCAGAAAAAAAGATTGCTGATATTTTAACATCTTCGCATCACACATCAAGACACACTATACAGGATTTTATAGACACAACAGCTAATGGCGGTGAGGCAGGAACAGTTGGTGTTGACCCAGACTTAACAAGAATAGTTAACTTTCCATATGTAGACCTTGCAAATGAAGTAGATAAGTTTGGATATGAGTTTAGACAATTCACAGAGTATGGTTCAGGAGAAACAAGATCAGGATTTATACCTACGATTTCGGTAAAGAACTATCTAAAACAATTAGGCACATACCTAACAACATCTTCAATACCTGTATCTGTAAAATCAAAACTGTTTGGTATTAACGAATCAGAATCAATACCTGATTTTCAACCATCAAAATTACAGGCTGTAATACCGGCAAAGCTACAAGCAAAGGTTGACGTAAATACAAGAAGCTTTATAGTTAATAATAGATTTGATACTGCATTTCCTAATGAGGATATGACAAATATTAAAAATATATTTCAAAACAATAAGCTTGTAACAACAAGGTACTACGGTTCATATACTTACTTTGGGCATTATGGGACTACACCTACAGGTTACAATCCAATAAAAAAATATGCTCTTGAACAACTTGACGATTCTACTGTAAGCATTGCAAATGATACTTCAGGTGAGAAAGGATATATATCTCCACATACAAGTTTTGGAGCAAAAATAAAATTCGAAAGCGGAAACAGGACTGAAACTATTAACACTTTAACTTACGAGTTGCCTGTTGTAGACGAGGATAAGATGGTATATAAAGTATTCCCTAACAACTCCACCATGAAATTTGCATTGAAGCTTGGAGTTTTTGTTGATGGGTACTTAACAAAATCTTTAAACCTCAACGATTCAAGTGGAGACAGATTATTCTTGTATGCGTCTTCTGCTGTAACAACACAGAGTAATACTAATAAAGACAATGATAATTTCTCATCACAATTTAGTTATAGAGGAACAGGAATAAGTGCTTATATAAATCCTTCAACTCACCCAAACTATGCTGATGCTTTGCAATGGACAAACGTAGAGTTCTCTATACCAGCAGACGATGAAACCCTTATAGATGTTATTGGCGATAGTAGATACGGTATATGTTATTACCTTGAGCCTGTAGATGGATATCTTGATATCACTTATGTAAGTAGCTACTCTCAGATAAACCTTCCGATAGTAAATTGGTACTCTTCTGCTGTAGTTAATGCAGATTTTTATTACTTGAAAATAAGAAAAGCAATTACAAAGATTTCAAATTACAGCGATTTGAATATACAGTTTGAGGCCGATAGAGACTTTTCTCTATACTACCCTGATGATGAGTTTGTTATTAAAGACTCTATCAATAATACCTGTGATATAAAAGCAACTGATTTTATAGACGTTATCTTAAAAAGATTTGGTTGCGGATTATTTTATGAGTATGACGGAACAAACCACATATTGCGTATAGACCCCATACACTTGTTAAGAACATCGGTAAGTAATCTTGATTACTATATAGATGATTTAAACTCAATAAAGGTTTCAAGACCTATTGAAATAATTAAGAACCTTATCATCAATAACATTGACGATAATTTATTTTATGATAAGTTAAAACTTCAAGAAAAAACAATAGGTTCAACTACACAAGAGTTAAATGAGAATGGGATAAATGATTTTAAGATAGACCTTAAATCAAGCGTGTACTATAAAAGTCTTTGTGGTGAAGAAAACTTCCTTACAAACGAAAATGTTAGAAGAGGGTACGTTAATGAAGCAGATATAGGTTTTACTAAAAACTTATTTACAGGATATAAAGACTTCTCAATTAGATTTGCATACATAGATAATCCGCTTTACCAAACGACAATTAAAGTTCCGTATATAATTAACAATAGTATTATATCAGACCTTTACACTGAAACTCAACGCTTATATAGAAATATGTTTGACTATGACACGTCAACTGAATTGAGCCGTCATGTATTTAATGGAAGGTTGTTTACTAAGAATACTGCTGGTTGGAGTTTATTAGCAGAGGATGAACTTGAGAACACAACAGATTACTACGACTTAATTGTTTCTACTGAACAGTTAAGAACAAAGCAGAGTGCATCTATAGAGTTTAATATGGTTGTTCCTGTTTCTAATCTAAACAATTCTTTATTCATGTTTAGTAAGGGTTCTCTATCCTTAGTTAATAATCAATCTGTTTTAATTAAAGAAGCAAATGGTCAGGTGTATAATGACTACGCTTATTTAAATGTCAAAGGTTTAATAGAATAATTGTAAATTAATCATATGGCTACTTACAACGACTACCCAGCATCTGCATCTAACAACGCTAAGAAAGTTCTTGAGTGGAAGAAGAAGCATGGTGATGAAGTAAAAGGAATGACTCCTGTCGGATGGGCAAGAGCCAAACAACTTTCATCTAAATCAAAATTAAGTTATGAAACTATTGCCAGGATGGCTGCTTTTAATCGTCACAAAAAAAATTCTGCAATTGACCCTAAGTATAAAGACACGCCTTGGAAAGATAGAGGCTATGTTGCTTGGCTTGGTTGGGGAGGAACAAGCGGAATTAATTGGGCAATTAGAAAAGCTGAAAGCATTAGAAAAGGAAATGTCAAAGCCGGAGTAGACATACCTGATCTCCCATATGGAGATAGAAAAAAGAAAGACAATGGATAAAGATTTACCATTATACGATATTACACTTGAGGATTTTGAACAAGGTATGTACAAAATTTCTCTTGTAGACAAACCTGCAATCGAAGAAAACTTCATATACTTTAGTAAGACTGAGGTAGTTGAAATGTTTGCCAACGATGAAAGGAAAGAAGTGGTAGGGCCAATCATGATTCCTAACAAGGAAATCCTACGCTTTAGCCCAGAGAATGGTTATTACTATGTGAGATTCACGGAGCAAACAATTCGTGATATTATGTATAACTATTCTAAGAAAGGTTTGTTTAACGAATTTGGCATACACCATGAGTACGATACTAAAGATGTTGTATTGCTTGAAGTTTGGATGAAGGAATCAGATAACGATAAATCTACGGATTATGGTTATGACCTTCCAAACGGAACAGTATTCGTAAAGACTAAGATTGAGTCTGACGAATTATTCAAAGCTATCAAAGACGGAGAAGTTAATGGCTTTTCTATTGAGATTCAAGCTGATATTAAACCTGTAAATAATAAAGAAGAAATGACTGAATTTACTTTTGCTAAAGAGTTAGGTAAGTTAGAGGCTCAATTTGAGGCTATGGCTACTAACTACGAGGCTAAGATTAACAGCCTACAAGAAGAGAACGCAGTTCTACTTGAGGCTATGACCTCTTTTGAAGAGAAGTTCAATGGTATGGATGAATTAAAAACCGCCCTTGAAACTATTCAGAAGTACATCGAGTCTGCTAATGCTCCCAAAGAAGAGGAAGAAGTTCCTGCAGATATGAGCGCAGATGCTGATAAAGATGACGAAGAAAAAATGGCTGAGAAACCAGAGAAGGAAGTTGCTCCTGTAGGTGAAGACGCTGTTGAAGTAGAGTCTTCTAAGGAAGAAGAAGAAAAGTACGAGGCTACTGAGGAAGTTGTAAACGAATCAGAGTTAGAAGAACAATTTGCTGCAGAACAAAAAGCTGAAGAAGCTGAAGAAACTGTAGAAGATAAGACTGTCGTATTTAACGGAATCACTCCTGAGAAGATGAATATTGTAAATGACTTCTTTAGTCGTTTCAAATAATTGTAAATTAAATTAAACGAATTTTTTTAAAATCTAAATAAAATGTCTGTAACAATTTCAAACTTACCATACGGAGATAGACGTCCTAACTTGTTTATCGACTCTATGGTTAAATCTGCGGCTGTACTTAACCGCTTCCGTCTTGTTGATGGTGTAAAAAATAAAGTAAATGTACCAATCTTTGATGGTGCATTACAATTTGGTAACGACCTTTGTGTATTTGACCCACAATCTACTGCTTCTATTGCTGAAAAAGAGATGACTGTTGAAACTTACAAGTGGTCTTTCCTAAACTGTAAGAATGCTCTTGAGACTTCTTACCGTGGATTGTTGTTGAAGAAAGGTCAGCACAACCCTGAGACTATGGACTCTGAGTTCAAGGACTGGGTATTTGATTACTTCGCTAAAAAATCAGCAGAACACGCTTTACAATTGGCTGCTACTGAATTGACTCTTGAGATGGGCAACGATGCTGCTGTTATCGATACTCTTATCGGTGGTGGTGCTTTGACTCCATTAAACATCTTAGACGAGATGGGTGCTGCTTACGCTGCAATGAGCGACATTATGTTGTCTGCTGTTTACGGTGATGCTGATCGTGACTTCAAACCTTCTTTCTTCATGGGAACTGCTGCTATGCAACACTACCAAGTTGCTATCGCTGAGAAGTACACTACTACTCCTCAAGGTATTGTAGAAGGAAACATTCCTGCTTACTTCGGTATGGAGGTTGTTCACTTCCCAAGCCTTGGTGCTGACCAGTTCTTTGTATCTGCTCCACAAAACATCGTTATGTTGACTGATGATTACAATGATGTACGTGCTATCGACATGAAGTACGAAGCTGAATTGTCAAGCGACAAAGTATGGGGTCAGTTCAAGTTAGGTTTCTCTTACTTGAAAGGTGAGGAAATCGTTTACGCTCAAGCGTAATTAACAAATTAATAGGAGGGGCTTCGGCCTCTCCTTTATAACCCTTAAATAAAAAATAAAATGGCTTGTGATATTACACTTGGCGATGTAACATACTCTTGTGAAGACCTCGGTATCGGTGGTTTAAAGCGTGTTATCATTGCAAACAAATCAACTCTCGTAAGTACTATAAAGGCTGCAGATGGTACTACTGATATTGTAGCACCAGTATCTGTTAGTGGTGCAGGCGCAGTAACTATTCTAACTGATCCTTCTGTAACTGTTGGTGACGATAGTCTATATACTTTGTTGAGCAACACTGTTGCAACTTACGGAGGTAACTTAGCTTCTGAAGTTCAGTTCAATCTAAAAGATGGATTCTCTGTGTTTAGTGAAGTTAAGACAGTTACTGCTGACGGTATCGTTAGTTCTGTTCCTACTATCGCTATTGAAATCCCTAAGATGAGTGAAGCGCATCGTAACGACTTAAACAACTTGGCGAAGCCAGGTGCTGAGTTAGTTGCCTTCATTGAGACTGCTGCTGGAACTTACCACATGGTAGGTTGGGAGTACGGATTGTACGCATCTACTGTTGATGGTACTTCAGGTACTGGTCGTTCTGAAAAGAACCGCTACCAACTTACTTTAACAGGTGAGGAAGATAGCTTGTCTTACTCAATCGACAGTGTTAACTGGGTAAACCTAACATCTTCTGTTGCATAAGCAATATTTGTAGATTACCATAAGGGGGGAGGGAGTAATTCCCCTCCCCTTTTTTTATTATATAACATATGAGTTTTAACTGTAGTATTTTCTTAGAGGACATAGACATCAACTGCAATAAGTCTAATGCAGGTGGTATTAAAAAAGTTGTATTAGGTCTACAAAAAGATTTAAACATTGCACTTGACCCTATAGATGAAACTGTTATTACCCAAGCACAACTATTAAATGCAGTAGTGTTTGAGCATAACAACAAAGATGGTGCTACAATATTTACTGAGTCTAAAACTGTAACAAATGGGCTTGGAATTATAAATACTGAGATAACTGTTAGACTTCCTTTACTTGATGTAAAGATGAACAAGGTAGACTATATGTCACGAAGAAACGATATCGTTTGTATTATGTACCATAACAATGGTACTGCTACTATTAGTGGTTGGATGGATGGACTTACTATGCAATACACGGCTACAAGTGGTGCTTCAAGAAATGATTTGTCTTTTGTAGATGTTACTCTTTCTACAGATAGTTGGATAGCGTCATTTGCAATAAATGATTCAAATGTTATAGACCTTAGTTAATGTACGCACCAATTAAAATAGGATACTTTGCTAATGCTACACAAACTAATAAAGGATTTGTAGACTATGTGTTTCCTAATATTGATGCGTATAATAAAGATGCTATTCAATATGACAAGGGTATGGTTGATTACCTTATTGGTTTAACCGGATTATACTCAGATGTTTTAATTGAGCAATCTTCAGGATGGTCGGTGAATTGGGAATTAATAAATATGCAATGGGAAACCATTAATGTTAAATGGGAATTATAAATGGAAAACAACATAACTAAAGACAGAAACTATTACCAATCTTCTATGGGAGATTTTGGTTTCCGTAGAATAGGTCCAGGCGAAACATCACCAGGAGGAGAAACTTATCGTGTTATCGTTTGCTTACAAGAGGCAAACATTAATGCAGAGTCTATTGTAGGTGATAGTCTTACAGGACAGGTACTTCCTACAGGAATGCAAGTGTTCGGTAAATTTACACAAGTATCTTGTTACCAAGGGGTTGTGTTAGCATACTTGGGATGATATTAGGACTCGGTATATCGGTACACACTCAGTCGTTTATAGGCGATAAGTATGAGTTCGACAACAGATACTGGCAACTAATATCTATGCAGTGGGAAACAATTAACGATACTTGGGAAGAAGAAATATAATGGCAACACTAACAGGAAATAAACCAAAGGATACTTACAAAGGTCTTATCAAGACCGTTGATAGTAATGAAGTAACAGGATCAGTGGATTTAACTGACGGTAACGGAAATGTATTGCCAATAAATGTATCCCCTACCGAAGTAAAAATAAACGGAGAAAAATCTTCGTTTGTATACAATCAATCAGTAGCCGAAGAAGAGTGGACTGTACATCACGGTATGGGCAAAAGACCTTCTGTAACAACTGTTGATTCAACCGATAGAATAGTTGTTGGCGAGGTCAACTATCTTGATAATGAAACCCTTGTAATAACCTTTAAATATCCCTTTAAGGGAAAAGTATACTTAAATTAAATTAAATTAAAATGGCTTTAAAATATCTTGTTGATTTAGATTTAGGCGGAAACGAAATTCAAAACTTCGCCTTACAAACTCTTGCCACAGCACCGGAAACAGGTACTGTTGGACAAGTTTATTATGACACACAGGCTCGGTCTGTATTTGTACATACTGGAACTGCATGGCAACGTGTAGGTCTTAGTGTTGATGGAACTACCATCACCGTAAGCGGTGGAGAAATTTCTGTAGGTGCTATTGCTATCAGCAATGTAACCGGATTGCAAACTGCATTAAACACTAAATTAGTCGCTGCTGATCTTGACGGATACGCTACTGAAACATATGTTACCAATGCTGACGATGCAGTAAAGAACGAACTTAATACTCGTATTGATGAAGACATCATACCTGTACTTGACTTAAAGGCAGATATAACGTATGTTGATACTGCCGTTGCTGCGGTTGTTGATGCTGCTCCGGCTGCGCTTGACACTCTTAATGAGTTGGCTGCTGCTTTAGGTGACGATGCTAACTTTGCTACTACCATAGCTACAAGTATCGGCACTAAACTTAACTCTTCTGCCTATACTGCCGCAGATGTATTAGCAAAATTATTGACTGTTGATGGCTCCGGAAGTGGTATTGATGCTGATAAGTTAGACGGTCAGAATGGTTCTTACTACTTGAACTGGACTAATGTAACGAACAAACCTGCAATCCCTGTTCATTCGGTTATTTCTGTAACTGGAGAGGCTACTCCTTTTGCTATCGATTTAGGAAGTGCTGGTATTAGTAGTTTCCCTACTGTTACTATCTATCAATCCGATACAGGAGAGATTGTTCTCACTGGAGTTGTTTACGATTCTACAACAAACACTCTAACGGTAGATATTCCAGAGTCTATGGAAGTCAAAGTAGTCGTTGTTGGCTCATAATAATTGTAAATTATCTATAGAAGGGGAGGGTTAATCCCTCCCTTTTTATTAAATCAAAAAATATTT